TCCAGAAGCCGCCGGACCCCTGACCGCTCACCGCCCCCCGGATCGAGTTGAGCGTCTCCAGCTCGTTCGGCCGGAACGCCATGCCGGTCAGCGTCACCTCGCTGTGCCGGTCGGTGATCGGGCCGATCGTGTAGGACGCGAGCTGCTGCGGGTTCTGGTAGAGCCGCGCGAAGAGCTGTTCGGCGATCAGCTTCGCCGCCGGGTGTGCCGCGTCCGGGTTGGCCCAGTACGCCGAGTTGTTCGACAGGCCGAAGACCGTCTGGTTGACCAGCAGCGAGACGGCGCTCACCAGCTTCATGGCCAGCGGATCCTCGTCCAGCTCAGCGGCCGTCGCCTGGACCCACGGTGCGACATCCTCGGTGGTGAAGATCGGCATGGTTTACGCCTCCGGCGTCTCTAGCGCCTCAATCCGTGCGGTCAGGTCGTCGATAATCGCCTGGAGTCCCTGGACCTGTGCCACCGTGGGCTGGTAGTTGCCTGCCTTGGCCGTCGAGGCGGTGGTGCCGATGGTCAGGTCGGAAGTCCCTGCGCCGATCGCAGACCGAGCCGTTGCGGCATCCTCGGCGGTCAGGACGTCGCGACCGACGTCGGTGGCGTCACTGATCTGTGCGGACGTCACCTCACTGACGCCGCCCCCTTCACCGAACGTCTCGGTGAGCTCCTCGCGGATGGCCTGCCCGGAGACCGTGCCGGGGTTCAGTGGGTCATCGGTCTGAACATCAGCCTGACCGTCGGTGGCGATCCGACGCCGACGCTCCAGCCACTCTTCGACGGTTGCCATGACTCTCCTCCGGGTATGACGACGCCCCCAGACTACTAGAGCCTGGGGGCGTCACCTACGAGCAGGACGTCAGTCCGTCGGGGCAGGACCCTCGGTGAGGGTGCCCTTGGCGCCACGGACATTCTTCCCGGTGGGAACCGGGTCGCCGTTCTCGTCCAGGACCAGCTCAGGGAGCTTGGTCGTGGCGTTGCGCTGCACCTGGAGCTCGTCGTTCACGGACGAGACGCCCATGAAAGTGGAGAGCACCGAGGTGTTCTGCTGGTAGCTCGGGTCGTAGTTGTAGGTGTGGAGCAGGCTCCAGTTCCGGTACCGGCGAACCGCACCGTCGACGACACCCTCGGGGACGACCGGGGCGACGTTGGCGATGGCCAGAGCGTCGGAGGTGACCGCGAAGATCTCGTAGTCCTCCAGCGCCGGGACAGGGACGATCGTCATGTCGGCGATCCGGCCCAGGCTGGCTTCCCGCACCGCGCGGTTGTTCTCCGGGGTCGAACCGTCGGGAACGATCCGCTGCGAGCTGAGCAGCCAGTTCTCCACGGCGGCGCCGACCAGCAGGTAGCGGCCGGTCTTCGGAGCGCCGTTCGCGTTGAGCAGCTTGCGCACGGCGAGCGCCCAGGTGAACGGGTCGGAGTCCTCGTAGACGGTGGGCAGCGGGGACTTGAAGTCCGCGCTGCGCAGGCCGACGACGACCTTGCCCTCGGCGCGGTTGACCAGCGCCTCGACCTGCGGCTGGACGATCTCAGTCGCGTAGGACCGGACGTCGAGGGTCCGCTGCTCGTTCGTGACCGCGACACCCTGGTAGATGTGCGTGTCGAGCGAGATGCTGACCTTCGTCTGACCGATCTTGTCGAGCACGATCGGAGCCGTGCGGGTACGCCACTCGTAGTCGCGCGCCGTGGTCACTCGACCGGTGGTCCAGGTGACCGTGTCGTCCTTCGCGTAGCGGAACGAGTCACCCGAGATCCGCTTGAAGATGTTCGGGAGCAGCGCGAACTGGTCCAGCGCCGCGAGTCCGAGAGAGACGTACTTCTCGGACTTGATGAAAGTGTGCTCAGCCATGTGAGAGGCCCTCCTTCGAGCCTAGTAACGGGGTCATGCGAAGAAGGACGCTGCCTTCTCCGGGTCCAGATCATCTTCCAGATCGTCCGGTTCGTTGCCGGTGGAGAAGTTGCCCGAGGGAGGGGCCTCCTTCGGTGCCTTCTTCTGCTCGCCGAGCAGCTCCTTCAGCTCCTGAACGTCGGACTCCAGCTCCTCGGGCGTCTTGCCCCGGAGCCGATCCGCCTGCTTCAGAGTCAGGCCGTGCTCGATGGCCAGGCGGAGCCGGTGGTTCTCCAGCTTCGCCTCCTCGTCCTCGACGGGCTTGGACTTCAGCGCCTCGTTCTCCCGCTTCAAGCGTTCGACCTCGGACAAGTCCTTCGTCTCGAACTCGTCGACCTTGGTCTTCAGAGCGTCTCGCTCCTGAGCGACCTGAGCCTTCTGCGCTTCGAGCTGTTCACGCTCCGACAGAACGTTGTAGACGTACTTCTTCGCCGTCTCGGCGTCGAAGTCCTCGCCCTTACGCTCCCAGGGAGCTTTCCACGTCTCAAACGACTCCACCTTGTTGCCCTCCCGGACATCGACCCCGCCATCTCGGTCAGGGTGCCTCTATCAAGAGCCTCTCGCTCCCGACGTATCAGATGCTAATGGCCTGACGGCGCTCCTCCAACCAGTGCATATAACGTGCTAGTGCCTCTGCGCGCTCTGCGGTTCCAAGAAGACCCTCGGCGGTATTGCATCCATGACAAAGATATCCGTTCACACAAGTAGGGCACCCCTGCTCGCCTGGACAGTGCCAATGGCCGTGGTCCACCGTGAGACGATCCGTAGAGCCGCAGGCTGCGCACTCTCGACGGGCACTCCCCTGCCGTTCGAGGATCTGCCGAACCGTCATGCCGTGAAGGGCTGCACTGGCGCAGGCTCGGCATCGAGTCCGGTAGTACCCGACACCGTTCGGCGTGAAGCTCTCGATGGCTACCCAGCCGCAATCTCGGCACCAGCGCTCTTCCGGGTGGGACGCCTTGCATCCATCACAGACGTTCTGCCAGCTCCCGCTCTTGCGGAACTTGCCCGCAGGAACGTCGCGACAACAGCTCACACACCGGACCAGTCGCGCCGATCGGTACTGGACGAGGTACTCGCGCTTGACCTGGCGACAGTCGCTCGCGGGGCGCCCGGCTGGCGTGGTCTCGAACTCGACTCGCGGATGAGGGCGCCCATGGGCGCCGCACCAGGGATGGTCAGGATTCTCGGAGCGACATTGCCAGCACGAAATCGGGACCCTGCCGCGAGAGACGCCCGGATCGCGAAACTCAGCGAACACCTTCTGCTCCCCGCATCGGGGGCAAACTTTTCCATTCTCCATGGCGTCAAGAGTACCGTACTTTTTCAGATGCTAATGGTGCTGTGGCGCCCTTCCCAAACACGTCGCCATTCCCGTAGCGCTTTCTGGCCGCTATTCTTCACTCGGCCCCGCGTCGGGTCATCGCGCCAGCCCTCTCGCCAGTTGACGTCGCGCCACATGGCTTCGAGCCGATGAGACTCATCCAGCAGTGGCGTGTCGTCGCTGTAGACCTGCACGAGAATGCACCGGCAATGGTCGTGCGACTTCGCTGTCCCCGTGCCGACGAACTGCCGGTCCGAGTCGACGAAGGAGTTGGAGCCGAAGACCGGGCCACGGCTGGCGAGCATGGCGCACCAGTAGCAGACCTTCGTGTCGCCGCGCGTGATGTAGAGCGCGCCGAGTGCGCGGCGGTCCCGCTTCGTCGTCGCGATCGTCGAGTTGCGCGCCCCGTTCATCACCTGCCGGGTGACGACACCGCCGACCTGCACGCGAGCTCGCTTCATGGCCGAGCGGACCGGGATGTTGAACTTCTCGACCCCCTGGAGGGTCTGCCCAGCCGTCGCCCAGAGCGAGGAACGGATCGCCTGGACCTCCAGCGGCTTCGGCACCCACTCGACGTCCCCGGCGACCCCCTGCATCCGCCGGGAAGCGTAGTAGTTCTGGCGAGCCAGATTGATGACCTGGTTGGTCGACGAGTCAACGGGGCCGACCACTGCCTCGACGAACGACTCGAACGTCTCGTACAGCGACGACGGGCTGACGGTATCGCTGAACTGCTGCGTGGCGTACAGAGCTGCCGCCGACGTCGCCGCGATGCTCGCCCGGCGGTATTCCTCAGTCTGCGGGTCGGCCATTGGCTACGGCCTCCGCACGCTCCATCTGGCCCGCCGACGACTCCAGGAACTGCATCATCATCGCGTCGGCGCCCTTCTGCGCCAGGATCTCCTTGGCCCGCTCGGTGTCGCCCTTCTTCCAGAAGGGGAGCTCCTCCCAGAGCATCTCGACCGGGATGTCGAGCATCTCCGCCGCCTTGCCGAGCGCGTCGACCGCCTGAGCCAGGGACCGGGAGGCGGTGTCCCGCCACTGGACCTCCAGCTCGTAGTTGACCGCCTCCTGCTCGTAGGCGGCAGCCTCGTCGATGCCACTCTTGGCGAGGATGAACGCGCAGGAGCGCAGGACCATGTCCCAGCTCTGGCCGTAGGACTCCTTGATCGACTCCACCTTGCGCATGAGCGACGCCTCGGCGGCGGCGAGGGCCTCTGCGGAGAGGTTCGCCATCTGGCCGAGGAGGTGGTGCGGCGGAGTCTGCGTCACCGCCGCCAGGTTGCGCACGTCCGACTCGTGAGCCTCGATGTACGGCTTGATGTCCGTCGGGTCGAGCGTGCCGAACTTCGCATCCGTCGACTCGTTGACCAGCAGATCTTCGACTCGGAGCGCCATCGCCGCAGCGGCGCGCTCAGCGTCGCTCTCCGGCTTCTTCAGTCCCGTCGCGTACCGGACACGCCAGGAGTTGAAGCGCTGGACGATGACCCGGTCGAAGACGTCCTGGTCGAGGCGGCGCAGCATCGGGATGAACGGCTCGACCTCGCCAACCGCGCGCCCCTCCAGATCGAGGCGTGGCGTGAACCGGTGAACCGGGGTGACGCCGACGTCATGCACTTCGTAGCTGAGGAACTGCATCTTCGAGCCGTCGATGTCGCACGAGAGGTAGTACGTCGCGTCCTCGTCGTAGACCCGCAGGGCGATCTTGTCCGCCTCCCCCTCGGGACTCTTCTGGACGTCGCCCCGGATCGCGAAGATCGCGAAGTCATCCTCGGCGTCATCCGCGTAGAACGCCGCCATCTTCGTCGCCGACACGCCTCGCACCAGCGGCATCGGCTGACCGGTGTGGGGGCGCCTACCAGGCAGGGTCGTCACGTAGGAGAGATTCTGCCCCAGCGACCCCCGGTAGATCGCGTTCTGGCGGGACAGGAGGCTGTTCGGCTTCCAGGTCTGCTCGAAGACCTTCGTCGAGTCCCCTGAATCCGCCTTCCGGTGGTCGGTCACCGAGAGGGCCTGAGCCACCGAGGAGATGATGAGATGCGCGTGTGGCGTCGAGCTAATCTCGCCGAGATTCTTGTACTCGACGGAATGCTCAGCCTTGTTCGGCATCAGCGGGTCATGTTCGATGCCCCGGATGATGCGATCGAGCATCTTCGCCTTGTTCGTGGAGTTCTGCCATGCCTGGAAGTGGTCACTGGCAAGGGCGCGAACCGCCCGCTGCGACATGACCATCATCCAACTCCTGTCCACGACATCTCGGTCATCTTATCGGCCCAGGCGGTGTGGTCTTTCGTCACCACCACAACGAGCCCGGCTGCTTGCTGCTCGTGTCCGTGCGCTCACGGTTGAGCACCACGGTACGGAGCATCCGCGCACCGGCGTGGCTGACCGCGCCGTCGATCTTGCGCTTCGAGCCACGCGCCCCCTTCCAGAGCGACTCGCCGAAGCGCGTCATGTAGCCCTTCGCATTCTTCATGTATCGCACGAACATCGGATGCCCGTCGTGAACGATCGTGCGCTCCTCCATGTCCCGCACGAACGCCATCGCGCCGTCATTGACGAACTGGGCCTGCCGCGCCGGGGAGGTCATATCCCACTTGCAGACGTGCTGGCCGTCGCCGGACTTGACCGCCCAGTTCTCCTTCGGGATCACGTCGCGCAGCTCGCGGTGCCAGCCGTCGAGCAGACCGTCCCAGTACGGCGTGTCGTCCTCGTCGTCCTTCGCGTGCGACGGGTCACCCCAGACCGCGACGACGTTGAACCGGGTGAGCGCCTCATGGAAGCGCTCATCCACCTCATGCCGGGGGGCGAACCACGGCGTCTTCGCATCCAGCGACGCTGGACGGCCCCAGAAGCCGATCGCGAACGTGTAGCCATCGGAGACCCGGCAGCCGGAGAGCACCGTGTGGTCGTCGGTCTTGCCGCCGTCGAAGAAGACGACGATGTCCTCGTTCTCGGCCACCGGCGCCCAGCCCAGCCGGATCGCGTCCGACTCGATCTCCGGGTCCTTCCGCCAGGCGCGCACCTGCGGGTGGATCGTCGCGTCGATGTCCTGCGGGTCCAGCCACGCTTCCTCGTCGGCGCCGATCTGGTTGTAGTAGAAGCGCCGCGACTCCGAGACCGACGAGCGGGCGTCGAGCATCCGGTCCATGGTCGCCTGGACCTGGAACCAGTGCGCATCACCCCTGACGGCCCTCAGCACCACCGGGATCTCGCGCGGCACGATCCGCGCGTCCGGCGGCGCCTCCAGCGAGTCGTAGAGCACGCCGGTGTCGACGTGCGTCGCGTCGCTGCCCTGAGTGGCTTCCCACGCCTCGCGGTTCGACTGGCCGACGGACATCTCGGACGGGTTGTAGGCGTTCGTGATCCATAGCAGCCGCGAGCCGGGCATCTTCAGGTTACGGTCCATGACCGAGCGCATGTCGTGGCCCCGGTTGTTCTCCTTCCAGTGGTGCGGCTCGTTGCCGATCTGGAAAGTGGGCCGGTTGCCCTCCATGGTCTCCGGCGAGGACGTCACCGACTCGATGAAGGACTCCCCGGAGAGCGCGACGACCTGCTCCTTGCCGACGACGACGCCGTAGTCGCGCTTCATCGCCTTCGAGACCAGCGTCGAGAACATGAGCATCGTGTTGCGGGTCTGCTTCTTCGACACAGCGGCGACGACGACCCAGGCTGCGTGCTCGCGACGCCCGACGACGCGCCCCTCCTTGTCGAGGCAGATCGAACCGTCGCGGATCAGCGGGCGGCAGGGGCCGACCATCTCGATCAGCGCCAGCAGGGCAGCAAACGGGTCCTTCCCCCAGCCCTTCAAGCGCTGAATGTTGAGCTCGCGGTAGATCCAGCGGCCGCGCTCGTCGACGGCGTAGATCCAGTAGATCATCCGGAGCTGCTCAGGGGTGAAGGTCCAGTGATCCGAGCCGTCCGGCCCCTTCACGTACTTCTTCACCCAGGCGACGATGACCGGCCCGAGACTGTACTTCGGCGCGATGAACTTCCCGTCGACGCCGCGCTGCCAGGTCGGACCGTGCGCGATCGGCTCGACCCACGGCTCGCCCTCCCACTCGTCGCACTCCTCGCAGTAGGCGGCGTGGCAGGGCTCAGACCAGCGAAGCTTGGCGCCGGGATGGCACGGCGAGTCGCCGACCTCCCGGTCCTTCTTCTCGACCCGGCCCGGCGCCTCGATGGTCACTACCGCCTCCTGCGTCTCCCTCTGCGAGACTTCATCTTCCTCAGCGAAGGATACCGCCGGTAAACCTTCGCCCTGACGCGCTTCTTCTGACTCGGCGAGCCGTGCTGGCTCACCCGAGAGAGCGCCGCTCGGGCGTGAGCCTTGTCGTGCACCGGATACGCCCGCTTCTCCGGGATCGCGAAGTTCGAGCGCTTGATCCGCTTCCGGCCCCTGGACGTCAGCTTCGCCATCGAGATCACCTCACCCCGAGGCTAGCCGAAGGCGCGCTCCTCCTCATCCCGCACGAGCGTGAGGATCTGAGCGTCCTGCTCCTCGTCCTGCTCGCGGCGCGAGAGCTCCAGAGCCGCCCGGCGCCGGTCCCCCTCGGAGACCAGCAGGTTCGACATGCCCTTCAGGACCGCGTTCAGCGACGCACCGGACATCGGAGCGTAACCCCAGATCTTCTCGCCGGTCGGGGTCACCGAGATGACCTTCTCCGAGAACTCGTGATGGATCTGCTCGGCCAGCGTGTAGGCCATCATCCAGTCCGAGGGCTCGTAGAACTGCGCCTGACCGGACGCCGCCAGCGACTTGTACCAGGACATCGCGATCGGGTGCCAGTGCTCCGCCGGAGCAGGCTGCTTGACGACCTTGCGCTTCGTCGTCGGCGCCTCACGCTGAGGCATTTCAGCCTTCGTACGATGCCCGAGGCGCTCCTCCGAGCGCTTCGGTACGGGTCCGCGAGATCCCACGATCACCTCCTGGTCGCTAATAGCCTACCGCAGGCCGCTGCCGAGGAACGAGAAGCCGCCGAGGCAGACCAGCAGTGCGAAGCCGAGCAGGATGATCCCCAGCGGCCATGCCGTCGCCAGGCCGACGAGGCCCAGCGCGGCGGCAGCGATGGCGACGAGCTCGAAGGCCACGAACATCACGATCCGGAAGACCCAGATCAGCGCCTCCATGGCTTCACCTCGAAGTACTCGATGTCCTGGTAGTGGTTCTCCGGCATGGGCTGGCCGGTCGACGAGAGCGGGGCCTCGAAACGCTCGATGCCCTGGTAGTCCTCGATCATGTCTCCTCCTTGGTTGGTTCCGATGTGCAAGATCCTACTACATCTTATTACGGTGTAGGTGATCTAGGTCACATCACCAGTGGATCTGAGTCCCCTCGGTGGAGAGCAGCGCCGCGCGGTACCCGCTGCCGTTGCGCCCCCGGACGTGCTCGAACAGATCGCGCTTCTTGAACTCACGGAAGAACGACTGCCCCTGCATCGGCGGGATCCCCATGACCTCGCACCAGAGCTTGTAGTTCTGGTACATCATGTGCGACGGCGTCACCACGTTCGACTGGATGACCCGCTCGGCGATCCACTGTCCGAGCTGGTCCTCCTCCTCGAAGTACGTCGAGGCGTCCATCTGGGCGACCAGCGGCGGGCTGAGGTGCTGCCGCTGCCACTCCAGGCAGCCACGCACCGCCCAGGCGAGTACGCCCGCCAGCTCCTGCGTGATGATCTTCTCCCCGAGCAGCGGATCGCGCTCCTCGTCCGAGATCGTCTGCGACCAGTGGATCATGTGCACCCGTCGCATGGTTGCCGGGTCGTGATTGATGTGCGGCAGGTGGTTCGTGACCAGATGCACCTTGCCGATGATCTCGATCTCCCGGAACTCCTCCCCCATCCCGCGCGCCGTCACCGTGTCGGACCCGGACAAGCGCTTCACGAGCGCCTCGTCGAGGCGGGACCCCTGCGGAGTCTCCGAGAGCATCAAGAGCCGCCGCCCCTCCATGCGGGCCACGTCGGCAGGGTGCTGCTCGTACTTCTTCGTCAAGAACGTGTTCGACGGGACCGTCTGGGCATAGGACCCCAGCATCGCTTCGAGCACGCTCAGGAACAGCGACTTGCCATTCTTCGTCACGCCGTGGTGGATGAAGAACGCCTGCTCGTCCGTACGCGCCGTCAAGGTGTAGCCGACGGCACGCTGGAGGTAGCTGCGCATCTCCGGATCCGGCATCATCCGGTCCAGGAACGCCTCCCAGCGCGGTGCCTTCGCGTCGGGATCGTAGGTCGCGGCGGACTGCTCGCGGAACATGTAGTCCGGGCTGTGCGGCAGGAGCTGCCCGGTGGCCAGGTCGATGACGCCGTTCGAGACGTTCAGCAGCATCGTGTGCTTGTCGAAGTCGCTCGTCTCCACGTTCAGGTGCCCCGAGTAGCGCGCCGACCTCGCCGCCGCCTGCACCCTGGCCATGTTCGCCTGCGTCTTGACCCACTTCTCGAACGCCTCGCGTGTCTTGGAGTCGGCGTAGAGGCCCGCCTCCAGATCCTTCAGGCGAACGATCATCTTCTGCGCCTCGTGCTCGCCAGCATCCTTGCTCAGGTGCCAGGTGCCGTGCTCGTAGCGCGCCCACTTCTCACGGTTCGCGACCCAGCGGAGCCGCTCCCCGGCGAACGCCACCAACCGCTCACCGTTGCCGATGTCGTCCCAGGTGTGCATCCGCCACTCGCGCCCCGGCGTGACCGGGGCGTCAGAAGGGTCCTCGTCGAAGATCGACCCCCGGTTGCCGAGGTTGGGCGGCATCGGCGCCGGGTTCGCCCTGGTGACCTGACTGGCCCACTTCGTCTCGACGTCACGGTCGGTCCAGCCGACATCCGTCGGTGCGGCAGCAACGAACGCCTCGTGGGCATCCTCCAGGCTCAGCGGCGTCCAGCCAGCCAGCGCCAGGCCCGCCAGGCGGTATGCCGCATCCGCCTGAGTCTTCTCCCAGCCGCGCCCCCAGTCATCGGCCACGCCCTCATCCCAGTCCGCCGTCGCCCGGAGCTCGTCGGTGATGCCCTGGACGGCCCGGTCGACGTAGGCGCGCGCCGCCTGCTGAAGCTGCGGCGACATCGAGGTGAAGGCCACGTCGGACTCGACGGAGCGCACCACCTGGCGCACCAGCGCGGTCGACGTGCACAGATCGAGCAGCCAGTCCGGCGCCTCAGCGATCTTCGCGTGCTCGATGATCTTGTAGACGCCGAGCGAGCCGTCCTTCTTCCGGGCCTGCGAGCCCGGACCGATGACCTGGCCACCATCCCCGCGCAGGTCGACGTTCGGGGCCAGCCGGGACTTGTTCGTCGGCACGTGCACGCCGAGCGGGTGGCGGAAGTAGAAGTGCCAGCCACCGTTCGGCGTCTTGACCGTCAACGTCTTCGGCATGCGACGACCGTTCAGCACCTCCGAGAACGCCTCGGCGCCCTTCCGGCCGTCGATGTCGATCACGAAGACGCCACCGCGTTCGCCGGTCAGTACCGAGAGGTTCGGCGGGTCCTCGCCCGCCCAGAGCGCGAGCGCCCCGGCCTCGTCCATCCGTTCCGCGTTCTGCCACCCGGACGCGATCGGCTGCTTACCGCCGCTCGCGTGGTCGGGACGGTGTGCCGCCTGGATGATCAGGCCGCGCCCGATCAGGTCGAGAGCCTCCTGCTGGAGGCGATTCAGGCTCACTCGCCTTCCCCGTCGGTCGTGTCGCCACCATTCCGGAGGAGGTCTTCGTAGCCTGCCTCGTCGAACCGCAGATGCCAGTTGTCGGCGTCCGCGTCGAGGATCGTCGGCCCGAAGATCGAGTAGATCACCGGCACTACATCGTTCGCCCGCTCGCGATCCTGCATGAAGCGCACGAGCGCCCACGACAGGACGACGGATGAGCTCGCGTCTCCGATGTCGACGACCCAGCCGGGCTCAGCGGGAGTCAGTTGAATTGCGATCTGCATGTGAGGTCTCCTGGTCTCTGGCCGGATTCGTTCGTCCAGCTCGTAGGGGGACCATACCAGCTCCTCGGTGGTGAGAACAGCTCCGCGTGACGGCGTTGCGGCCCCTGTCACGCGTTCCAAGCCTCGTGGCAGTGCTGTCACAGGCACTTTTCGTTGCTATCTAGCCGTTTTCGGCCTCCGTGTGACAGCGGAGGCAGTGACAGCAGGGGGTCTAGAGCCTCTATATACACATGAGGGCCTCTTACGTATATATACATAGAGCCTCTTCTTATATATAGCTCTCTCTTCTTATGTGTATAGAGCTACTGTCACTGCTGTCACAGTGTCACAGAGAGAGAGATAATGGCTAGATAGCAAGGAAAAGTCGGTGTGACAGAAGTGTGACGGCAGTGAGGCAGCAAGGGGGGTCCTAAGGCGTAGGACAGCTCGGATCAAGTCTGACGGCTTTAGCTAACAAAACCTGGGAGCAATTTTATCTGCTATGCGGACCGGTAGGCGGGCGTCGGAGGCGAGGGGGTCGACCCCCAGGGGACACATAGACGCGTAAAGATCCACATAGTGAGATGACAGACGATGGGGTCCGCGTCAGCAAAGACATACGCGTATATATAGAGGCATAGACAGTGTGACGTAGATCACATACAACATGGCACCATGCATACGCCGTAATGTGTAATGTGATGGTCGTAGGCAGGATCCGGGACGGACAGGAGGCAGGACGATGGGAAAGCACGTGGCGGTCAAGTCCGAGCAGACAGTGACGCGAGAGATCGAAGCGGAGGACGTAGCGAACATCGCGCGTGACATGTGGCGCGATGGTCAGCGCATGCCGACACCGAGCACGTACGGCGTCACGGTTGTTACGTGGAGTGAGCGCGAGAAGGGATGCGAAGTTGGTGCGTATGTGTGGACGCTGAGCAACGCACGTCACGCAGTGCGGCCGAACCCGGCAGGCAAGGTCTACGGCTTCGCCACGTTCACGCCGAACCGCGAACCGCGCACCACGCGCGGCAACTTCATTACCGGAGTGTCCATGCTTCGCTACTTGACCAGGACGAACGTCGACGCAGTCTGACAGTCAGCGTGGCCACGCGGCACGACGTCGCGTGGCACGCGCTGGCAGGCAGAATCCGAACAGACAGGAGACAGGACCATGAGCAA